ACCAACAGTTGCTTCGTGTAGATCAAAGGATTGAAGAAGAGGGTCTTGATACTATCATATATGATGTCATTCAGTTTAATGAATACGATGCAATCGTTATCTCTGACTATGATAAGGGATTCGTTAGTTATGACGACATTAAGCGGATACGCCAAGAGTTCAAAGGTCCTGTCTTTATAGATACCAAAAAGAAGTACCTCGCAGATATAGGCGACTGCTTTGTTAAGATTAACCAATATGAACACAAGAACTTAATTTCAGAGCCAAAACCAGAAAACCTTATCGTCACTCGCGGCGATGATGGTGTGATATGGAATAATGTGTTATACTTCTCACCAAGAGTAGAAGCGCACGATGTATGCGGCGCCGGAGACACATTCCTTGCAGCCCTCGTGTTTGAATACCTTCGTAAGAACTGCGATATGGAATCAGCGATATTATTCGCAATGAAAGCGGCGGCGGTTACTGTTCAGAAGATCGGTGTATATGCGCCAACTTTAAAAGAGATAGAAGGATAACATATAATGCGTTATAATGTGATTAATCATTTAGCCGCGGCTTACTATGACAATAATTGTTCATATCTTGAGATTGGAGTAGAGCACCCCGAAAATTGTTTTAATCTCATAAACGCATCGAAAAAATGTTCTGTCGATCCGCAAAAGACAAGACCAGAAGTTCATATTGACTATCAAATGACTTCTGACGAATTCTTTGAGAAGTTGCGTAATAAGAAGACTGAGTTTGAACCCGATCACAAGTGGGACATCATCTTTATAGACGGCCTTCACTTAGCAGATCAAGTATATCGTGACATACAAAATGCGATTAATCACTGTAAAGGATTTGTAGTTTTACACGACTGTGGTCCAGAAAATTTTTATAATGCGCATTCTGACTATAAATTTTTCAAAGAAAACGGCGGAGCGTGGTGTGGAACCACATGGAAAGCTTTCTATAAGTTTAGGACTGAAACATACCTAAAGACTTATACCGTCGACATAGATTATGGAATTGGAGTCATAGAGATGAACTCTGAGGGAACACCAATAAAGCTAGATAATCCGTGGTTTGAATATGGAAAGTTTAAAAACAACATGACTCTAGACTTAGGCTTAATTACACCTATTCAATTTATAAATGATCATCCTATTAAGGAGTAGTGAAATGACAAGACTTAACGGATTTGTAGAAAAGGGTTGGGGCCACGAACTTATTTGGGCCACTAACGATAAGTATTGTGGAAAGCTTCTAAACTTTAATGCTGGCGCAAAGTTTTCAATGCATTTTCACAGAGAAAAAGACGAGACTTGGTATGTGCTATCTGGAGAATTTATAGTTCATTGGATAGATACAGAAAACGCTAAGAGACATTCTTTAGTACTTACTACCGGATCAACTTGGAGAAATACACCGCTTCAACCCCATCAGATAGAATGTCTCCAAGAAGGTACTATTATTGAAGTTTCAACGCCGGATTCTGTAGAGGATAATTACAGAATAATGCCGGGCGACAGTCAAAAGGAAGTTACATTATGAAAAGAATATTGATTACTGGCGGAGCCGGATTTATTGCTCACCACCTAGTATGTAAAGTGCTCAGAGAGACAGACTGGGAGATCGTTACTCTCGATAGATTGGACTACAGCGGCAATCTTAATCGCCTCCACGACTCACTACAAGAGTTCGACAGTGAAACGCGCAAGAGAGTAAGCGTGGTGTTTCACGACCTTAAAGCTGATATGAACCCGCTCGTTCGTTCAGAAGTAGGAACTGTAAACTACATCGCTCACCTCGCGGCAGGATCGCACGTGGATCGTTCAATCGACTATCCGATGGAGTTCGTTCTCGATAACGTAGTTGGAACGTGTAATATACTCGAGTTTGCAAGATCGCAGAAGAGTAACCTTGAGAGATTTATATACTTCAGTACGGATGAAGTCTTTGGTCCTGCGCCTGATGGAATTAAGTATGGTGAAAACGATCGCTATAACTCTACTAATCCTTATAGTGCGTCAAAAGCAGGCGGAGAAGAACTTGCCGTTGCGTATGAGAACACATACGGTCTTCCGATCTATATCACTCATACCATGAATGTCTTCGGTCAGAGACAACATCCAGAGAAGTACATACCAATGTGCATTAAGCGAGCTCGTGATGGTGAGAAGATTACAATCCACAGCGATAGAACAAAAACGATCCCAGGATCCCGTCACTATATTCATGCAGAAGACGTTGCTGACGCTGTTCTATTCCTTCTTAAGAACCAATTCGATTTAAAGACAGAATGGGGTGGAGCTAAGTGTCCTAAATTTAACATCGTCGGCGCAGAAGAGATCAATAACTATGAACTCGCAAAGATCATTGCCGATGCACAGGGTAAGGAACTCAACTACGAGTTTGTTGACTTCCACTCGAGCCGCCCAGGTCACGACCTTCGTTATGCTCTAGATGGAAGCAAGATGAAGAATCTTGGATGGGAACCTGCTACATCAGTTCGTGAGAGAATTGCAGAAGTAGTGAAGTGGACTCTAGAAAATGAGAGATGGCTAAAGACATGAAAGTACTCGTTACAGGAACAAACGGATTTATAGGTCAGAACCTAATCAAAAAATTACCATCTGATTGGGAGTTGGTTAAGTTTGATATTAAGGACTATCCAGACACGCGTCCAAAGTATCTAGATTTTAGCAATCTTGACTGGGTAATCCACCTCGGAGCTCTAAGCTCAACCACTGAGAAGGATGCTAGAAGAGTGATGGACCTAAACCTTGCGTGGTCCATCGAACTCGCAGAAGAATGCGAGAAACATAATGTGAATTTGCAATGGTCTTCGTCCGCATCTGTCTACGGAAACAAGTATAAGTGTCCGGTTGACGAGAGCAAAACTGTGTATCCTCTCAATCTATACGCAATGAGTAAGTATTTCTTCGAAGAGTATATGAGATCAAAAGCTCATAAATTTATATGGCAAGGATTTCGTTACTTCAATGTATACGGCCCGTGCGAAGATCATAAAGGATCTCAGGCCAGTCCGTATAATCAATTCGCGAGACAAGCTCGCGAGACTGGCGTCATTCGAGTGTTTGAAGGTTCTGAAAACTATAAGAGAGACTTCATACACGTTGATCGTGTAGTAGACGTACATCTTAAAATGATTGAGAAGAAAGAGAGTGGTATCTTTAACCTAGGCTCAGGATCTACTCGCAGCTTTCTTGACGTTGCGAGAGACGTCGCTCTTATGTACAATGCTAGTATAGAGACAATACCATTTCCTGATCATCTGAGATCTCACTATCAGGAGTATACTCATGCGGACATGTACAAATTAAATATGCTTCTCTAATTCTATTATCCTTATCCGATAAATCTCATTATATCTGAATTATTGAAAATGTCAACTAAAATAATAGGCATACACTCTTTTATAAATAGAAACAAAAAAGAGTGTATGCCAAATGACGACTATAGCAAACCTATACGTAGACCAAGGCGTCGATTATTCGATTGACCTATTTCTCACCACAACCGCCGGTGAAGAGTATGACGCTTCGAATAAATCATTTTACTGTAACATAAAGAAATTATATTCTTCTTCAATTTCCGCAAACGCTGAGATCGCTAGTTTTCTTAGCGCGAATACTGGTATGATAGAATTATACATTTCACCAGAAACATCCGAAGCTCTCGATCCTGGTAAGTATACATATGATATAATCATGATGAGTCAAGGCGGAACTCGAGTTAAAGTTTTAGAAGGTCTTATGTTTATCTTGCCAACGGTCACAAGGGTATAAGACATGTCGGAAACGGTAAGAGTTACGGTTGGAAGTGAAAGACTAAGAGTTAATGCCGTTGTTGGCAACGAAAAACCTAGAGTTTTTACAAACCAGACAAACTTAATAGTAAGAAGACTTAGAGATCTGGCAGATGTAGATATGAATACAAATGCTGACGGTTCTATTTTGGTTTACGACTCTGCTTTACAGAAATTTATCGCAACAACAACACTCAGCGAGCAGGTCATAGATGGCGGCACCTACTGAGTAAATAAATAAAGAAAACGACCACATAAAAAGAGTCGAAGAACAACATGGCCGCTATAATAAAGCATAAAAGAAGCTCTATTTCAGATAGAGTCCCAACAGTATCGGATCTTGAACTAGGTGAACTCGCCATCAACACCTATGATGGCAACATTTTCTTAAAGAGAAACCAGGATGGTGATGAAGCCATCATAACGTTTCTTGCTAGCAATCCTGTAAGAAATGTTGTTTACGTTCAAAAGAACGGTGATGATACGAACAGCGGAACATCTTGGGACGGCGCGTATGCCACAATAGAGAAGGCGCTCGAAGACGCGGCAGACAGAGAAGAAGAAGAAGTCACTCTTATTGAAATAGGCCCAGGCAGGTATACGACACAGGGTCATTTAGATGTGCCAGACAATGTTGTTATTCGAGCAGCTCATAGAAGCGCATTCATAAGCCCTGTCACCGGGTATGAAGAAAGAAACGTGTTCCGCCTAGGTTCTGGTTGCTTTGTTGAAGGTTTAGTATTCGACAATTGGCGTCTTGATAGTTTGGATAATCCAACAGAAGGTTTTGCGTTCTGTTTTAGACCAGGTGCAGTAATTCGTAGAGCGCCATACGTTCATAAGGTTGTAGTTAGAACAACTCCATTCTGGGATACTGTTGCGCCACCTTTGGACAGAGATAATGCAAATCCACTTATTGGTAGGGGTGCCGGTGTTATTATAGCCGATGGGTCCGTATGTTCAGCATATAGTATCTACCCAAACATTATGGCTTGGGGCGCTACACCAGTCTCTCATAATGGTATTGGGTATGTCGCAAGGAACGGTGGACTCATTAATGCTGTTAATGCAGTTAGTATGTGGGCACACAAACATTTTCTTGCTCTTGATGGCGGGCAAATTATTTTATCTTCTTGCTCTACTCAATTCGGCGACTATACTATGGTCGCGGACGGATCAAGAAACATCGTTGTTCCTACAGAAGTAGCAGAGGGATCATTATCAATACAGACAGCTGCATCAAATGCCGTCTCTGCGGCTAGAACAACAATTATAAATGCTACTTGGAATAATCTCGTGTCTGGTGGATACACTAACGGGTGGACTGCACAGGACGAAGAATTTATCAGAAGAGAAGCTGCCGCATTTCTTCAGTCAATTGTGTGGGTTCTGCAGACTGCGAATGAAAAACCAATGCTAGATTTTGCAAAAGGTCTGTTTGATACTATCGGCGAAAAGGTGTATGCAGAGTCAAAAGAAAACGCAATTATACACTCGTTCGAGTTTATGAGAAACACTATTATTGCATTAGCAAACGTTAATTCTGCTTCAGACACGATAGTAACTAACCTGGTCTCTGCATTAATAGACACGATCGAAGATACGAATAGAGTTTCCGAGCCTTCTACGATCACGGCGATAGGCCACACATGGACAGCACTCATGGCCGGTGTCGCGCTAACAAAAATACCACCTGCTAGAAATTTTGCGACCATCGAAGAAAGTATACTCGAGTTAAATAATGGCATAGTCATTGCGTCTGGCCAAGACGATCAAGGATCGGCTCTCTTCATTGGTGGCATGAAGATCGATGCAGATACTGGCGAACTTACGGGTCCTCCATTTGAACAATCAGTTAATAGAATTGCAACTAGAGCAGCAATCGCAAGGAGTTTTTAATCATGGCACGTATTACATGTAGAACGCCATCAACCGGAAAACCTTTAAGAATAGCGCAGAATAGTGTAGCTAACACATTTCAAGTAATTGCAGAAGCACCTGACTTCTCTCTTCCAGACGCATCAAACAAATATTCTGAAAGAGATCCGGCCGACGCTTCACGAGCTATACGCCCTGGAGAGATCTTTTTGCTTACGCCAATCTCTGCTAGAAATAAAGATTCTGTTGATAGGTGGATTGAAGTCGTTTTTGTAACTGAAGGTGGTACAACTATTGAAATAGGAAAGATAGAAGTTCCGGCTGGTGACACTGCGTTTATTCCTATTCAGGGCAGAAGTTTGTTTAAGAGAACGGCATCTAATGCAAATGGCGATAGACTTCAAGTTAGAGCAGAAGTGTCCGGCGTATTTGATGTTATGGTGGCCGCAGAAGAAAGACTGTCAAGCGAACATAGCGGAGTGGTGTAAGTTAGATGACAGAATTTTTATCAGGAATGAATTTATCAGGTAAAGTAAAAAAGACACCTCCTACAGAAGTGTCTCCGGATAGATACAAGTATATTAAACTTTCTGAAACAGAACCAGATCTCGGTGTTCCAGAAGCAAATAACTATGTTCTTGCGTCTGATACAGAAGGAAATCGCTTTTGGTTAGAGACGAGTGGAGTTCAAGGAACAACTGGCCTTCAAGGTGAGCAAGGTACGCAAGGAGTTGAAGGATCTCAGGGTACACAGGGTACTCTTGGTATACAAGGCGAACAAGGTACACAGGGATCTCAAGGCACGCAAGGTCTACGGGGAGACCAAGGTCTTCAGGGTACTCTTGGTATACAAGGTGAGCAAGGTACACAAGGATCTCAGGGTGCACAGGGTACTTTTGGTATACAAGGTACGGATGGCAACTTTGGCGGGGCATCGTTTGATTACACCTATAGCACTTCCATTATTCAATCTGACCCAGGCACCGGAAGATTAAAGTTCAATGATGCAGACATAACGACTGCAATTAGAATGTTCATCGATGACACAGATGACAACGGTATTGATATTCAATCATTTTTAAGAACAATCGATGATTCTACTTCAACGATTAAAGGACACTTTAGAGTATCTAACAGAACTGCGTCTCAACGATTCGCTCTCTATACAATTTCATCTATATCAGAAGAAGCAGGGTTTTTCTTAGTTAACTGTGGGTATGTATCTGGGTCAGTTAATAACTTTAATGATAACGAAGATATTATCATTACATTTGCTAGAACTGGAGATATTGGAGATATTGGACCACAGGGCGTGCAAGGTGCGCAAGGTGTTCAGGGAACTCGGGGTCTTCAAGGCGAACAAGGTCTTCAAGGAACGCAGGGCACTCAAGGTTTCCAAGGTACTACTGGGCCACAAGGCGTTCAAGGCACAACCGGAACTCAAGGAACGACTGGAACCCAAGGTACTATTGGAACACAAGGTCTTCAGGGAACACAAGGTACCCAGGGTACTACTGGTACACAAGGTACAACTGGGACGCAGGGAAATAATGGATCGCAAGGTCTACAAGGAACACAGGGTGAACAGGGAACCCAAGGCGAACAAGGTATTCAAGGTACTCAGGGAACCCAAGGCGAACAAGGTATTCAAGGTATTACCGGGACGCAGGGTTTTCAAGGAACATCTGGATTTCAGGGAATTCAGGGAACCGCGGCCATAGACGGAGCAGAAGGTTCTCAGGGTACGCAAGGTCTCCAGGGTACACAAGGAACTGTCGGATCTCAGGGTCTCCAAGGCGAACAGGGCACTACTGGAACACAGGGTTTTCAAGGCACGCAAGGTCTTCAAGGAGAACAGGGAACACAAGGACTCCAAGGCAATCAAGGTGAACAAGGACTTCAGGGAACTCAGGGTGAACAAGGACTCCAAGGCAATCAAGGTGAACAAGGACTTCAGGGAACTCAAGGTACCCAAGGTATCCAAGGCGAACAAGGTACTCAAGGTACTCAAGGTCTTCAAGGCGAGCAGGGTACTCAAGGTCTTCAAGGCGAACAAGGTACTCAAGGTCTTCAAGGCGAGCAGGGAACTCAGGGAACACAAGGTCTTCAAGGTACTCAAGGTGAGCAGGGCACTCAAGGAACACAAGGTCTTCAGGGAACGCAGGGAACTCAAGGCACGCAAGGTACTCAAGGTCTTCAAGGCGAACAAGGTATTCAAGGTCTCCAAGGCATCGAGCTCGTATTAAATTATATTGGATCATGGGTGCAGGCTAGCTATGTAAAAGATACTGTTGCTGTAAGCACGGTTGATGGTAACACTTATGTATCAAAGCAAGTCATCACGTCTGTTTATCAGGACCCTGCGGTTAATACTACTGAATGGGAACTATTTGTTCTACAAGGAACTCAGGGTCTTCAAGGTGAGCAGGGAACTCAGGGTCTTCAAGGTGAGCAGGGAACTCAGGGTCTTCAAGGTGAGCAGGGAACTCAGGGTCTTCAGGGTGAGCAGGGAACTCAGGGTCTTCAGGGTGAGCAAGGTACACAAGGACTTCAGGGTGAGCAGGGAACTCAGGGTCTGCAGGGTGAGCAAGGTACACAAGGACTTCAGGGTGAGCAAGGTACACAAGGACTTCAGGGTGAGCAGGGAACTCAGGGTCTGCAGGGAGATCAAGGTCTTCAAGGTAATTTTGGTATACAAGGTATACAAGGATCTACCGCAGGAGATGCTGCAACTCTAGACGGATTGGATAGTCTTCAATTCGTAAGATCCGATGTTAGCACCACGATGACCGGTGGTTTCTTAACTCTTGCACAAGATCCATCTGGTAATCTACAAGCCGTCACAAAACAGTATGTAGATACACTAGTATCTGCGGCTATACATTATCACGACCCAGTTAGAGTAGAGTCACCAATCTCTCTTAATGCTATTTATGATAACGGAATATCAGGAGTTGGCGCTACATTAACGAATGGCGGAACTCAGCTAGGTCTTATTATAGATGGAATTACGCTAAGTACTGACAACCGTGTTCTTTTATATCAACAAGCTAACACGGCTCATAACGGCGTGTATACAGTCACAGATACTGGTTCTGCAAATACTGATTGGGTTCTTACTCGTTCAACCGATACAGATTCTTACAGCCCAAGCGATTCTGGAAGTATAGGTAGAGGCGACGCGTTTTACGTCCTAGAAGGTAACACCGGAGCCGGCGAACTCTATGTACTGACCACAGAAGGAGTCATTACATTTGGAAGCACTGGCATAAACTTCTCACAGATAAGCTCTTCACAGATTTACAAAGCAGGCGCTGGATTAGAACTCAATGGTGTTGAGTTTTCTATTAATCCAGATGCGAATATTATAGTAAGTGGAGTTACAATACAAAGTATAGGACCTGTAATAAACTCAAGCGGTACGTGGGTTGGAGATCCAACTAATTTACAGGGAGCTCAGGGTACAACCGGATCGCAAGGTCTTCAAGGATCTCAAGGTACGGCTGCTGTAGACGGATTAGACGGTGCTCAAGGTCTTCAGGGAACTCAAGGCACGACTGGATCACAAGGAACAACAGGAACTCAGGGAGTTCAAGGAACTACTGGATCTCAAGGTCTTCAGGGATCACAAGGAACTCAGGGTGAACAAGGTATTCAAGGAACTCAAGGTACTACTGGATCTCAAGGTACTACTGGATCTCAAGGCCTCCAAGGAACTCAGGGTACTACCGGAACTCAAGGTCTTCAGGGAACTCAAGGTACAACTGGAACTCAGGGTACTACCGGAACTCAAGGTATTCAGGGAACGATTGGTACCCAAGGTACTACTGGAACACAAGGTATTCAAGGTACTACCGGAGTTCAAGGAACTACTGGATCTCAAGGTCTTCAGGGATCACAAGGAACTCAGGGTGAACAAGGTATTCAAGGAACTCAAGGTACTACTGGATCTCAAGGTACTACTGGAACTCAGGGAACTACAGGATCTCAAGGTATTCAGGGAACGCAAGGTACAACTGGATCTCAAGGTACGACTGGATCTCAAGGAACTCAAGGACTTCAGGGTGAGCAGGGAACACAAGGTACAACTGGTATTCAAGGTACTACCGGTGCGCAAGGTACAACTGGATCTCAAGGTCTTCAGGGAACACAGGGAACTACAGGATCTCAAGGTCTTCAGGGAACACAGGGAACTACAGGAACACAAGGTACGACTGGAACTCAGGGAACTACAGGAACTCAGGGAACTACAGGATCTCAAGGTCTTCAGGGAACACAGGGAACTCAGGGTCTTCAAGGTGAGCAGGGAACTCAGGGTCTTCAGGGTGAGCAGGGAACTCAGGGTCTTCAGGGAACACAGGGAACTCAGGGTCTTCAAGGTACACAAGGAACTCAGGGTCTTCAAGGTACACAAGGAACTCAGGGTCTTCAGGGTGAGCAGGGAACTCAGGGTCTTCAGGGTGAGCAGGGAACTCAGGGTCTTCAAGGTGAGCAGGGAACTCAGGGGGCAACTGGTACACAAGGTACAACTGGTACACAAGGTACAACTGGTACACAAGGAACAACCGGTACCCAAGGAACTACTGGATCGCAAGGTATTCAAGGAACTACCGGAACTCAAGGAACAATCGGTACACAAGGAACAACCGGTACCCAAGGAACTACTGGATCGCAAGGTATTCAAGGAATTACTGGAACTCAGGGTACTACCGGTACACAAGGCACGACTGGAACTCAGGGAACTACAGGAACGCAAGGAACAACCGGTACCCAAGGAACAACAGGAACGCAAGGTGCTACTGGATCGCAAGGTCTTCAAGGTACGACTGGATCGCAAGGTATTCAAGGAACTACCGGAACTCAAGGAACGTCTGGGACTGGTGCACAAGGTATTTCAGGTGGATCTACTAGTTGGATCTTAAGAACTACCAATTACACTGCGGTTTCTGGTGATAGAATACTCACGAACACGGCCGGCGGAACATTTACAATTACACTCCCAGCTACACCCGCCACAGGAGCGTTCGTTGTAATCGCTGACGCTAACGATTGGTCAGCTATAAATCTAACGGTCGCAAGAAACGGAAGCACTATCGAAGGCATAGCTGATGATATTACAATGGACGTTAAAGGCTTTTCTGTAGAGTTTGCTTATGACGGTACAACTTGGGAAATATTTACTGCGATTGGTCTTCAAGGAGCGCAAGGTACAACCGGCTCACAGGGTATACAAGGTCCTACCGGCCCATCTACTACGATCAACGCGGTTGACGTATCAGATGACGATACAGTTTTCCCGGTGTTTGTAACAGCCGCTGGTTCAAATCAACTCGCAGAAGTTTCTACGACTAGACTATATTTCAATCCTTCGACCGGAGATCTGTCGGCAACTAACTTTAACTCACTTTCAGACGTAACATTTAAAGAAAACTTTAAGTCTATCGATAACAGCTTTGATATTCTAGAACAAATAAATACGTATAGTTTCGATTGGAAAGATAACAAGACAAAGAGCTACGGTGTGATTGCGCAAGAACTAGAAAAGATCATGCCAGAGCTTGTAAAAACAAACGGAAGTGGTTTAAAGACAGTTACATATACTCCACTTATTGCAATCTTGATTGAAGCAGTTAAGAAACTAAAAGCTGACGTAGAAAACATAAAGAGAGATAACTAATGCCAATATCACTAAAAAATGCTATTTCTCCTAACGTTGGTGTTGTTAAATCCTGGGTAAAAATAACAAGTAACTACACGGCGCTGAATGGTGATAAACTCATTGCTGATACGTCGGCCGGGTCCTTTACGGTGACTATGCCATTTTCACCTTCTCCTGGGCATGCCGTGCAGATTACCGACGGTGGAAGTTGGCTAATAAATAACTTGCTAGTTAACTTTAACGGCGCGACTATCGAAGGCATAAATGATACACTGTCTGTTAACATACCACAAACAACCGTAGAGTTTGTTTATGACGGCACTACATGGCAATTTATTTCAAATATTGGTGCGAGAGGCTCTAGCGATGAAGCTGCAGCTTTCGCTATAGCATTAGGATTCTAAAGGAAAAATTATGGGTAAGAAGATTATAAGAGATTACGTTTTTTCTCCTGGCGGTGCTAACGTTGGCACAATAAAAATACCTGGAAGATATACTTTAGATCAGCTTCTGCTAATTACTAACGTTACAGATAATATTATCCTGTACACATTTGGTAACTCTACATACGGTGGTACTACAGCAACGTTTACTGCCGCAAACGACGCAACTAACTTTCCTACTATCACACAGCGAGAAGATGGGTTCACAACGATAACATTGGGAGTAAGCACTACTGGTCAGAGTGCTAGTGATTCTCTTCAAATTTTTGTTTACGGTAACGAAAACGCTGCCTCTACTATAAGACCTTGGAGTTTTGGTACTGATGCTATCGAAAGAATGCGCGTATCAAATCCCGAATCACTCATCGATGCTGACTTTGAATATGGTCTACAGCCGACAAAATGGGCAGGTTATGGAACTGTTCGCGGCTATCCATCCGCTTATGAATTACCGGGTGTTGACTTAGTTGTAACTGCTATTACTACAGATGGTGCTTCAACAAATAGTTTAATTACAGTCACTACGTCTGTCGCGCACGGTATCGCTGCGGGACAAGCGATTAATATTTCAGCTCTAAACTCTGGAATTGCAGGATTTAGTAGAGCTGACGGAACATTTATTGTTAACACAGTGGGTGTACCTAACACTAGCACGCTAACATATTTTGCAAGGGGTGTAGTTGGAACCAATGGACAATCATTACTAACAGATGCTACCACACTAAAGCGTGGAGCAATCTATTCAGGCGCTTCGATACCAGTAGCATCAGCAACGAGCAATGGTGCTAACCCGTCAGTAATTACTTTAAACTTTACCAACCCACACGGATTAATTCCTGGTACTGCTATCCACTCTATCGTTGCATCTGGTACTCAGGCTGCGCTTGCTTCTGGGCCGTTTGTTGTTACGAGTGTTCCTAGTTTAACATCATTAACATATACTGCACGAGGTGGCGCTGTTGTTGTGTCTCCAGCGACCGTTACTTTATATGCGTTTACAAATTCTACGATTGTTCACAGACCACAGGACGGCGGAGTTATTCTTTCAACTAAAACTCCAACATATGGCGCAACAGTTGCTCGTCAGAGTAAAAGATATTTTCGTTATCAATCAGGTAAAGGTTTTCTTTGGTCGACTGGAACGTTATTTAGACCAAACTATGATATTCGGAGTATAACTGCTTCCGGAACCACCGTCGGTTCTACGATTACTGTTACAACTGATGACATTGATCATGGTTTACAGATCGGCGCAGTTATAGAAATAGCAGGATCGACAACTTCTGGGTATAATGGCACATATACAGTAGCATCTATCGTAAGCGACTATCAGTTTACAGTATTAGCGACCAGTGTACTCGGTGCAACTACTGCAGTGTTAAATATCACGCCAAAGGTGTATGTAATAACATGGGATGGCGCAGCTGTAAGAGCTGGGTTGTTTGACGAACAAAATGGATTATTCTGGGAATATGATGGTAGTATTTTATCTGTAGTAAAAAGAAATTCTACTGCACAATTAAGTGGAACTCTATCTGTTACGCAAAACTCAAATGCGGTGACTGGCGTAAATACAAGATTTACTCAGCAATTAAAAGCAGGCGATAGAATCGTTATCCGCGGTATGACTCACCATGTTATACAAGTAGTGAGTGATACTTCTATATTTGTGTCTCCTGATTATAGAGGTATCAATGCTTCTGGTGTAAAGGGTAACTTAATTCAAGAAACAAGAATTAGGCAGTCGCAGTTCAACATTGATACAATTGACGGAACCGGGCCAAGCGGGTTTAATATTAACCTAAGTAAGATGCACATGGTCGGTCTACAGTATTCGTGGTACGGCGCTGGCTTTGTTGATTTTATGGTTCGTGGTAGTGATGGTAACTGGGTTTTCGTGCATCGTATCAAAAATAACAACGTGAATGATGAAGCTTATATGAGATCTGGTAACCTCCCGGTTCGCTATTCTATCGAAAACGATACTCCAGTAACATCTCTAACTTCTACGATCGACAGCTCAGTTACAACAATTCCAGTTGCAGCACTGGAACACTTTCCAACAGCAGGAACATTGTACATAGATAACGAAATTATCAGTTACACAGGTAAGTCAGCGGCAAGTGGAGCTGGTAACTTTACCGGTGCGACTCGTGCAGCAACACTCACTCAGTGGCAAGCAGGTACTTCGACTGGATTTACTGCTGCGGCTGCTGCAAGCCATACGGCCGGCACTGGTGTAATTCTAATAAGTAATACGTGTTCTCCAACTCTAAGTCACTGGGGTTCTGCGTTAATCATGGACGGTGGATTTACTAAGGACCGTGGATACATCTTTAACTATCAGAGAGTCGGTTTGAGTCTTACAACCGCGAACCAAACAGCGTTCCTCATTCGTCTTGCTCCATCCGTTTCAAACAGTCAGGTTGGTGGTCTTGGAGTAAGAGATCTATTGAATCGTTCTCAGCTTCTTCTACAAGCAGTCGGTGTATCTGTTTCAGGTGGTACAAACCCTGGTGCTTGTATTGTTGAAGGCGTGTTGAATCCTAAGAATTTCTCTTCAGCGACGTGGCTTCCATTAAACGTAGAATCTGCGGGTGGCCAGCCAAGTCTCGCGCAGGTTGCGACTTCTGTGACTTATAGTGCGGGCACCGTTGCGGTACCAGGTGAACAGGTGTTTGCGTTTGCTGCTCCTTCTACCGCATCTGGCGCAGTGAACGATAGACTAGAACTTACGGAACTGAAGGAATTGACTGGTGCTCCACTAGGAGGAGATTTCCAATATCCAGACGGCTCTGACATTCTTGCGATTAATATTCGTTTAACCGCTGGTACTGGCACGGGTCACGTTCTTCTTCGTTGGTCAGAAGCTCAAGCATAAGGGATTAAAATATGGTAGTCTTAGCAACAGATTTGATTTCAGCTTATTTGCCGCCGGGTCCGGCGGTAGAAGTAGAGACTGGAAACAACGCTAATGGTTTTTACGTGCGTCTTGCTGGCGGAACTCAGATGTGCTGGCATACCTTTTCAATAACTCCGTCCGCGTCAAACACACCGACACTAGGGGCATGGACTTTTCCGATAGCATTTGCTGCAGCACCATATGTTCATGTTTCTGTTAACTCTACTGTTCCAGGAACCACAGTTACTGGTTGGTCTTCATCTGGTGCTACTACAACGGCCGTAAACGTGTATATTTCTCGCGCGAACACTACTGCTACGAGCGTGATTGTATTTGCTATCGGTAGTTGGATTTAATAGTACCGATTTCATTGATAAATAAATGTAGTTGACAGAACTTACATTCATATTATGAGGAATTTGATTACATCATGTCATTTTTTGAACACGTCAAAGACGCGCATCAAGTAGAACAAACGTATAGATACGAAACTTCTACAACTCTAGCACAACAAGCGTTAACAGATGGTGGAAGTATTCATCCACTGATCGTTCCATCAAAGCTCACCGGCGGCACCGGGCTTATGAACCCGTCAATTCTTGTTCATAAAGGAAAACTAATAGTTAATGTAAGATGCACTAACTATTTCTTTTATCATTCTGAGAAAAAGAAGTTTATCCATCCATGGGGACCTCTTACATATCTTCACCCAGAAGATGATATGAAGTTGCGCACAGAGAATTTTTATTGTGAGTTGGATGGAAATTATAACATCACTCGAGTAAACCACGTAGACACTTCAAAACTTGATAAAGAACCGATATGGGAATTCGTTGGTCTTGAGGATGCAAGACTTGTTGAATGGAACGAAAAACTCTACATGACTGGAGTTCGTAGGGATACGAATACGACAGGCCAAGGAAGAATGGAATTATCAGAGATAGAGGTTCTCGATAATGAAGTAATAGAAGTATCTCGCACGCGTATCGGTGCTCCTGGCGAAGATACATCTTATTGTGAAAAGAACTGGATGCCGGTTCTAGATCAAGATTATACGTACATTAAGTGGTGTAACCCGACAGAAGTAGTTCTTGCTGATATAGAAAAAGCCAAGGCAGAAACCGTGTTTTTAGGCGACACTCGAATGTTTAATAGAAATCCAAAGGGATTGACTGAACCTAGAGGCGGTTCACAAGTCATTTCTTTTGGTGATTACTATATTGCGTTAACTCACGAGGTTGATCTTTTTAAGGGAGAAAAGAAGGTAAAGGACGGAGTGTATCGCCATCGCTTTATCGTATGGGATAAGAATTGGAACATTGTGAAGTTCTCTGACGACTTTACTATCATGGGTGGTCATACCGAATTTACATGCGGAATGTGCCATTATAAAGGACGAATACTTATTACGTTTGGGTTTCAAGATAACGCCGCTTATCTACTCGAAGTGCCGTATGCGACTATTGAAAAATTTGTAAATAATGCGAAGGTTTGATATGACGGAAGAAATAAAACAGTTGATCACGATGTTCGCTCTTAATCCTAGTGACCCAGAAGTTAGTTTTATGATCGGTTCGTACTATGAGGATTTAGGTCAGTACTCATCGGCAGGGTCTTATTACTTACGCTCGGCAGAAAGATTCGATGATAGAAATAAATCTTATGAGAGTCTAATAAGATTAGCAACATGCATGCAATCTTTGGGAAGACGGAAATATTCAACAAAGGGCCTTCTAAACTTTGCGATATCTCATATGCCAACGCGTCCAGAAGCATATTTAATTCTAAGCAAGTTCATTGAGAGCAGCGAAACGAATGACGAGAGGTGGTTTACTGCCTATTCACTCGTGTCTACCGCGCTAAGCATTCCAGACTTAGATAGTTTAAAATCGTTGAGAAGAAAAACCACATATGATGGAAAGTATTCTCTCTTACTTCAGAAAGCTCATGCTGGTTTTCATAGCGGGTTCATAGAGGAATCTAGAGAGATACTTCTTTCTATTATAAACAGCAGTGATGCCCCTAGACATCATCAGAAAGCTGCTATGAAAAATCTAATGATGATCAAAAAAGAAAATCATAGGTCTCAATACTATCATAACGAAACTCCGTTAAAAGATGTTTACCAATCTAGTCTAGCAAAGTACGCATTAGCAAATGGCGGATCGATCCATCCTATTGTTGTACCTCACTCTGTATCAAAAGGAATGGCGACAACAAACGCGTCTGTATTTGTTGACAGTCAAGAAAGAGTCTTTGTAAATCTCAGAGAAACTAACTATACTCTTTATTATAGTAATAAGTTTCCAGATAAAGATGGGCCTTTAAAATATCTTTATCCTGATAGTGATATTAACATCAGGTCCGAAAACGTTGTATGTAGACTTGACGATCGTCTTAATGTTATATCTGCGGACAGAATTGATATGAAACTTAATGAGGATCCTAACTGGTTCTACATTGGGTTGGAAGATGGAAGACTCATAGAATGGGAAGGTAAAAAGTATCTCTGCGGAGTAAGAAGGGATCATATACTCGAAGGTAAGGGTAGGATGGATCTTTCACAGATTGAGATAACCAAGAACGGCGTGGTTGAGGTAGAACGGTTTTCAATTCCAGCGCCGGGAAACGACGACACCTACTGTGAAAAGAACTGGATGCCTATTCTAGACAAGCCGTTCCAATGGGTGAAGTGGACCAACCCAACTCAGATAGTTTCATTCGATACTAAAACTCTAAAGACTAACACCGTACATCTTGAGGAGTCTAAAAAGTATCGGTTCCCTCGTGATCTAAGAGGTGGTTCGCATATCATACCTTGGAACGAAGACTACTACATTGGCATTACTCACGAATGCATGTATAATAACAACGATAGCGGAAGAAGATACTTTCAGAGAATTATAGTTTGGGACAGAGACTGGAATATAGTATGTTCCACTCGTGACTTTACAATGATGAGTGGATCTATTGAGTTTGTTTCAGGTATTGCTTATCATAAGAACGATGTGCTTATATCGTATGGGTACGAGGATAACACATCATATATACTAAGAATACCAAAAAATGTATTTGACGATTTTGTTTTGAGAGGTTGATATGCTTGTAGAAAAGATTAAATCTTATGTAAGTGATCCAGAAAACGCGCAGTTCAACTACGATCTTGGAAAGGAGTATGAAGTACTTAAACAGTACTCTGCCGCCTGCGGATACTTTTTAAGAGCTGCGGATAGAACTGACGACAACGAGTTGGTCTATAATTCTTTAGTGTCAGCCGCAAAGTCTCTAATAGAGCACGGTGACAGCTTCGCAATCGTAGATAAGATTTTAAAGCATGCTATGTCAATAGATACGTCAAGAATAGACGCGTTTTATCTTATGCTGCTAACTTATAAATATATTGGAGAAGATCAAGCATTTGAGGAAATGCACCCAGTCTTTCTTCGACTAAAAGAAGAAACCACTAAGAGCGAGATATATGATATGATAAATTTGAACGATATAATGAAGAAGTACATTCCTTCGATTGGTACTATTAGATACTCCGAAGACCAACCACAAAAAGATTTCAAACACATGATAGAGAAAGAGTTTGCAGCGGCTGCTACGACTCCTAGTGACATTCATGAACACTTGCCGGTTCTATACGAACTCGCCAAAGAATGCAATCATATAACAGAGATGGGTGTAAGGTTTGGAGTTAGTACTAGGGCATTCTTGAGAGCTAACGCAAAACTAATTTCTTATGACATCGTTACAGATCAAAAAGTAGTTGAACTCATGAATAATGCTAGTTCCGCTGGAAAAGACACAAAGTTCATTGAAGCGGATGTTCTTAATGTCGAGATTGAGGAGACAGATCTTTTGTTTATAGACACATGGCACGAATATGAACAACTAAAGAAAGAACTATCTCTTCATGCTAACAAAGTAAGAAAGTACATCGCATTTCATGATACGAACACATATGGTCTAAAAAATGAAGGTGGAGACAACAAACAACTTACACAAGGGCTCCTTCCTGCGATTATAGAGTTTCTTATTGAAAATCAAAATTGGAGATTTAAGATGTTTCTTACAAACAACAATGGTCTCACAGTGCTAGAAAGAATTTCGTAATGAATAGTCTAAATGACAACATATCATTTGATGGTATAGATTCTATAGAAACTGTAGCAACGCTATATCACGAATTCTTTATAAGAAATGATTACGATTGGTGGTATAAAGTTCAACCAAACGACATCGTAGTGGACATAGGTGCATGTAACGGAATGTTCACATGTCATGCTCTGGACAACGGCGCCAAAAAGGTGTATTCTATCGAGGGAAATTCTAAACTCATAAAAACAGTAATACACAATGCGTCACCACATATCATAAATAAAAAAGAATCTCCATTGGTTCCTATTAACTGCGTTATAGGGAATGACCCAATGTATACTAGAAATGTTTTTGGCGAAGGATATGATAAGGCCGTTCCTATTCGTTCGTTTAAAGATATCATAAAGGAATATGATATCACGCATATAGACTATCTTAAGATAGATGCCGAAGGAGCCGAATATGATATCTTGTCAGAAGAAAATCTTGAATTCATAAAAAATAATGTTAAACACATTGCGGTCGAAGTGCATCTTGATTGCTTTGAAGATGCGCCAGTTTTATTCAAAAAATTTAGAGACAACTTCTTATCAAAATTTGATGCAAGTAAGATAAAATATCTTCAGGAAGATTCACAACAGAAAATGTATGACGATGCATATTTGAATTCAAAGTGGCCTCTCGGTTGGGGAAGCTGTTGGATGATCTACATCTGCAACAAGTCATTATAATAATTTGAGAGGTACAAATAATATGATAGTCGATTTCTTTCCTTTCTTTGCTCCATACGGAGAAGAAACACTTAAGCTGAGATATGAAGTACTTAAGGATCATGTAGATTATTTTGTTATATCAGAGTCAAATAAAACTCACGCTGGTCATAAAGTTGAAAGACAGTTTCCTGAGATCGCAGGCAGACTTGAGATGGATCCAAATAAGATCATCTATATAGCACACGATATACCGGACGACGACAAGTTGGAGATCCTTCCTATTGATATTCAAAACACGTATGGAAATCGTGATAAGATTGAATCGCAAAGAGCAAGAGCTCGTGAGCGCCTTCAGAAAGACGCGCTCCTAAAAGTCCTCGACACGTTTGATGATGATACTGTCTTTATTCACGGCGATGCTGATGAAATCATTCGGCCGGATGGAATTCCGTATCTATCACGTGTCTGCCGAGAAAACCAAGAGATAATCATTAAGGTTCCACTCGTTTATCTCGAAGGAAGAGCAGATCTTCGTCTTTATCACAGAGATAGTAACACACCGGTTCAATGGTCCGGCGCAATGTTTCTTGCTACGAAAGCTCAACTTAAAAGGGCTACACCAGCGCAGATACGTTCAAATGTAAATAACCCGTTTCCAATTCATTATATTACGGAAAACGGTGCTGCTATTCAGGATCTTGGATGGCACTTCTCTTGGATGGGTGGGCCTGAAAAGCGAGCCCTGAAGTCTCAAGTATGGGCCCATTATAACGACTCATTCGAGTGGTTAGGAGGAAATGAAACAGACAGCATTAAAGAGATAAAGTCATACCGTGACGAGACATACGTGACATTCTTAACAGAGAACGAAATGAAAGAAGGATCTACTCCGCCTTCTGGAAATAAAAATCACGTCTTAAAGAAGTACTCTATTAGTGGGCTACCAAAAGAAATTCTTGAGAGCGAGTACTTAAAGAACTACTTTCTGCCAGATGTCAAAGAAGATAGTTTAGATGTATTTGAAAGGGCTGTTATAAATCCTTCTTCTCTAATAAGCCCGTATAAAAAGAGAGTATGGATCGTAGACGATTTCTATCATAACCCAGATGAAGTAAGACAGTATGCTCTAACTCGTGAATTCGATAAGGGTGGCTTCGGAAAAGGATATATGGGAAATAGAACTTTTAAACAGTTTCTATTCCCAGGCCTGAAGGAAGAATTTGAAAAGATCATGGGAATGAAGATTACAAAATGGGAACAACATGGTATGAATGGCAGGTTCCAGACATGTTATGCAGGAGATGCTCTTGTTTATCACTGCGACGATCAGAAATATGCTGGTATGTTATTCCTAACACCCGACGCGCCATTCGAGACTGGTACTTCAATGTACGCGCATAAGGCAACACGTATTCGTCACAATTCTCATCCAGAGATCATGAGCACCTTCTCTGGGCACACTACTCTCGATAAAACTCCATATGAACCGGTCGACGTAGTTGGAAATGTCTATAACAGACTCGTCATATTTGACGCAGGTATGATTCACGCAGCATCCGGATACTTCGGATATAACAACGAGAATTCTCGCTTGTGGCAAATGTTCTTTTTTGACGCGGAGTAAAGATGAATTACGAAAACTTTGATTGGGGTCCAACAGATAAAGAATATGCAAACTTATTTACTAAAGAAAATTTTATCGATAGAACATACGAACTATTATATAAGATAAAAGAAATCGATGTCGTTGTAGATATTGGTGCAAACGTTGGTTCTTTCATATATTCTCTAAAGGATATTAAACCTAAACACGCATTTTGTTTAGAACCATCAAACATTGTATTCAAAACGCTGGAAAAAAATCTAGAAATATTTTCGTGTACACTGATAAATAAAGGTATATCTGGAGTAGATACCGACTACAACATAATCAAACCGGGGTCAGATTATATCTATCATCACGCCGGCAGTATGTTTTCAACTATTCGGTTCGATACGTTAATAAAAGATTATAACATAGAGACGATAGATTTCTTAAAATTTGATTGCGAAGGCGGGGAAGCTTTTATCTTCACTAAAGAAAATTCTTCTATGATCAAAAAAATAGTTAAGAACATAGCTGGTGAATATCACATAGTCGGAGTTCCAAATTCTATAGAGAACTTTATAGAATTTAGAGATAACTACCTGTTAGATTTAAGAGGAACAGAACATCTGCGTGTATATGAAAGAGATGGAAAAGACGTAACAGAACAAATTTTCGATAACAACTTTTTGCGTGCCTATGAAGAGTGGTGGAGAATTAATAACCCATATAAGGGTCAGTTTATGGTATATGCAAATTTGAAAGGAATGTAGAATGAAGATAGTACTTGTAACTGGTGGTTTCGATCCCCTTCATAGCGGTCATATTGCATACTTTAATGAAGCAAAAGAACTCGGAGATATTCTAATAGTTGGAGTAAATAGTGACGAATGGCTGACTCGTAAAAAGGGTCAGCCATTCATGAGTCTATCAGAAAGAGTTGCGATCGTTGAGAGCCTTCATATGGTCGATAGTGTCATGATATTTGACGATAGTGACGGCGGGGCGTCCGAAGCGATTAAGCTGTGTCTAGGAAAGTATCCACACGATGAAATCATTTTTGCGAACGGTGGTGATAGAACCGATAGCAATATTCCGGAAATGAGTATCGTAGACAGCCGACTATCGTTTGTGTTTGGAGTCGGTGGAACTCATAAGATGAATTCTAGCAGTAAGATCCTTACTGAGTGGAAGACACCTAAGACGGAAAGAAAGTGGGGATACTATCGAGTCCTACACTCGGACGGTCCTTCTACAAAAGTAAAAGAACTCATAGTCGAGCCAGGAAAGTCTCTCAGTCTTCAGAGACATAGTTTTAGAAACGAACTATGGTACGTTACAAATGGTACCGGTGCTATCAAACTAAACGGAGTGTTGTCGCCTTTAAAGAAAGGCGACTTTGTAAACATATATGTTTCTGACTGGCACCAACTCATTAACGATTCTTCTGAAGAACTAAAGATTGTTGAGATCCAGTATGGACAGAACTGCTACGAAGAAGATATCGAGCGCATCGAGTAAGTATATACTACCGGCTTGATAGATGTTAAATCTAATTATATCAGATATTTCACATATGTCAACCAAAAAATGTGGTTCATCTTCTTTTATAAATAGATCAAAAAGTAGGGTGATCAAACATGGCACGTCCTTCAACAAGAAGCGAATTCAAAGATTATGTTCTTAGAAAGATCGGTGCGCCAGTCATTCAGATCAACGTTTCTGATGAACAGATAGAAGATCGTATTGACGAGGCAATAGCATTCTGGAGAGACTACCACTATGATGGTAGCCAGATGATATATCTTAAGCATGCTCTAACACAACAAGAGATAGATCAGGGATATATCGAAGTACCACAAAACATTCTCGGTATCACTCGTATCTTTGATCTTAGCTCTTCTATCTCGACCGGTACCGGCTTCTTCAACGTTCAATACCAATTCGTTTTGAACAACCTAGAAGACATTACTGGGTACAACATTCAGCATTACTACATGGCTCTATCTCACCTACAGTTCCTGCAAGAAATACTTGTAGGCCGCCCTCTCATAAGATACAATCGCCATGTAAACCGTTTATATGTAGATGTAAATAAGGCCATATTGAATCCTGGGTCGTTTATCATTATAGAGGGATATGACATTATTGATGGCAACACATACTCCGACGTATGGAGCGATCGCTTTCTTCAGAACTATGCGTCTATCTTAATACGCGAGCAGTGGGGTGTAAACCTAACTAAGTTTACAAACATGCAACTTATCGGAGGTGTTCAGTTCAACGGCGAACAGATCCTATCGGAAGCAAAAGCAGACCGCAAAGAGATGGAAGAAAATGCGAAGACTTCACTTCAACCACTCGTTTACAATTTCGTTGGATGATAAATGGCGACTAACGTCTTTTTTCAAAACTATGGATACTTCAATGAGCAGCAACTCATTGACGACTTAGTCATTGAAGCAATACAGATCTACGGTGTTGATACTTACTATGTTACTCGAAAGTTAGAAGCGACCGACCAGATACTCAATGAAGACGATCTTTCAATCTTTAATGCGGCTTACTTAATGGAAGTATACGTAAAGAGCGTGGACGGTTTTCAGGGAGATGGTGACTTTCTTAGTAAGTTTGGTCTTCAGATTCGTGACCAAGTTACTTTTACTGTTGCGGTGAGAACTTTTGAAAGATACGCAACTAGATTGAATACTACTCTCATAAGACCGAAGGAAGGCGACCTTATATATCTTCCTCTCAATAATAAATTCTTTGAGATCTCTCATGTTGAGCACGAAAGCGTTTTCTATCAGAGCGGAGCTCTTCAAGTATTTGATCTTAAGTGTGAACTGTTTGAATACTCGAACGAAAGATTCGACACCGGAATTGAAGATATAGATACACACTTCGATGTTTTAAACACTGAAGATCTTGAAGTTAACAATCTTAATAAACTACTAGAAAAAGATCCAATCGCAAAGAACGTATTCTTTGAAGAAGAAGGCGATGATATTATTGACTTCACTGAGATAGATCCGTTTAGTGAGATTATCACAAGACCAACTAATTATGCTGTAACCGCCGATAATAACGAAATCACTGCTGACGCTACTGTTGTAACAGCAGATACCATATAAGAGGAAGACATGGCAAAGCAAACCATTAATATCGGTACCGTCGCAAATGACAGATCCGGCGATCCCCTAAGAACAGCTTTTACTAAAGTTAACGCGAACTTTACTGAGTTGTATAACAGAGGTTCTTCAAGTTTTTCTGGGAGCTATAACGATCTTACGAATAAACCAAACATACCAGATGATATAGCTGATCTTGCGGATTCGTCATCGTTGTTGGCAGATATCGGAGACGTTGTTTTCACAGACAACGCCATTTCAGCACAAGATGGCGTTGACTTGCTTATTCACACTCACGACAACGGCGATAAAGAAAGAGTGTCAGTAAATTTAATACCTAATGATGGTGCATTTATTGCAACTGCTTTGAGTGACATGCAAGATCAGCCGTTTTTATCAAACCAATGGGCTTCAGCTCAGTGGGTAACAATAAGCGAACTTGGCTATCTCGTTGTTACAAATTCACCTGCTATAATCAGTTTTATTAATAGCGCGCAATTTGATTACGCTACTGATATTAGCTTTCGTATTAATGGTGGTGATCCAATAGTACTAGGCAACTATACTATAAACGGTAACAATATAACTTTTAATACACTGCAGCGAGTTCCAGTGGAAAGCCCTGTTGTTGTAAATGAAATTAATTTTGACATGTACTTTTCTTCGAACATAGCAATAGATTATGATCAAGGAGAAATTAGATTAAATGCGGTTGAACTGGATATTAACATATCTACGACTGAGAATATAGGAATAAGCTCAAAATTTGTTGATGTTACTGGCGATGGGACTTTTAGTATAAAGAACAAAAGCGCTTCTGATTCTATTGACGTTGTTACAAACTCTGATGCGAGTGCCGAAACGTGGAGCTTTGGCGCTGACGGAACATTAACATTCCCTGACAATACCATACAGACTACAGCATGGACTGGAGTATATGCTATAACCCCAGCAGACTTGGTAGATCTCGAAGATCTCATTCCAGCCGAAGACTCTGAGTTTAACTTAGGATCTACTACAAACGCGTGGAATAACTTGTACATAGGATCAGGAATAAATTCTGTTACGGACTCTTCAATACTATTTGTTGCAAACAGCTCAGGTGATGGGCTTGGTTATTCTACAATCGAGCTACGCCCGGACTCGTCTGCTTCTGTGGATCAGTACATAATTATTGATCCAACTTCTCCAAACCATATTCACATACGAGCAGGTGGCACTCAAGACAATAGTCAAGCAGATCTATTTCTTGGCGGAGAGAACAGCTACTTTGGAGTTGTTTCCGGTTTGAATCCGAGCACTATTGTGGCAGCGAATAGCTTTATTTGGGAGTTTGGGTCTGATGGTGTTTTAACCTTCCCAGATGGGGGTGATATTCGCGTTGGGCAGGTTCCTGGCACGAGTAAAGGTGTGGCGGGTGATAAAGCAGGAACTCTCGCGTTTAACTCTTCGTACATATATTACTGCACTGCCAATTATACTAATGGATCGCCTGACATCTGGAAGAGAGTATCTTGGAGCAATGATACTTGGTAACTAAAGGAAAGTAGATGGCATTTGTAAATCACTTCTATAATGCAACGACAAGAAAATACGTTGCGCTATTTGGTACCCTATTCAATAAGATCTCTATCACCAGAGACGATCTACAGGGTGCAGAAGCGCAACGTATGATTGTACCTATTGCATACGGACCATTCCAAAAGTTCCTTGCTAGAATTACTCAGGATGCAAGTCTAAATCGTAAAACTTCCATCTCTCTACCTCGTATGTCTTTCGAGATTACAAATATGACGTATGATGGGCAGAGAAAGATACCTTCAAAGCAAAGGATCCAAAAGAACCTTGGAGAGACTGATAGTCAAAAATCATATGTGTGGACTGCCACACCATACAACTTAGATTTTTCTCTATACATAATGACTAAGTATTCTGAAGACGCGACTAAGATCGTCGAACAGATCATTCCGTTCTTTAAACCAGAATGGACTGCTACCGTGAAGTTAATTGATAACCTAGATCCAATTGACATTCCTATCGTATTAAATGGCATCACTAACGAAGACTTATACGAAGGTAGTTTTGAAGAAAGAAGATCTGTTCTGTGGACTCTAAACTTTACTCTTAAAGGTTGGTACTTTGGACCAGAAAGAGAAAAGAAGATCATCAAGTTTGTTGATACGGACATATGGGCAACATTAGACTCGTCAAAAGATCCAGTAGAAGGCGTAAATGTTTATCCAGGCCTTACTGCAAACGGCGCTCCGACTACGGATCCAGATCTATCCATTTCATACGAAGAAATTGAATATGATGACGACTGGGGCGTCATTAGAATTATAACGAGCAGCCCGGAAGATTAAAATGAGTAATGATAAGATATCTGAAGTTCTAGGCCTTAGACCAATCGAAGAAGCAAAACGTGATGAACTTCCTGCGGTTATTGAAGCTAAAGAAATAATTCCAGTCGTCTATGATAATAACATCGAAGACGACGAAACTATAAAGGACATAGAGCAAGCAAGAGGCAATATCAAGAACATCATAGAGCAGGGAGACGATGCTCTTAAGGAAATGATATCTCTTGCAAAACAGTCTGAGTCTCCTCGTGCATTTGAAGTTGCATCCACTCTTATGAAGACTCTGCTCGATGCAAACAAAGACTTCGTAGAAATGTCTACGAAAAAGAAGTATGCTAAAGAAGAAAAGATGGGTCCTAAAGAAGCCGCCCAGACTAACGTCACGAACAATAATCTGATACTCTCGACTGCTGATCTTCTTAAAATGTTAAAGGGTGACTAATGAGTGACGGCTATCTTGGTAATATACACTTAAAGAAAACTGGCGAACCTATTGAGTGGACCGCAGATCTCATTAAGGAATATATGAAATGCGCAGAGGATCCAGTTTATTTCGCAAAGAAGTATATTAAGATCGTTCACGTCGATAGAGGTCTCATACCTCTTGAGATGTACGAGTATCAGAAAGAGATTGTTGAGAAGATAACGAACAACCGTCGACTCGCTGTTCTAACCGCTCGCCAGTCTGGTAAAACGACAACTGCTGTGGCTGTGATCCTTCACTATATTCTCTTTAACGAGTTTAAGACTGTTGCAATTCTCGCAAATAAAGGTGACGCCGCGAGAGAAGTTCTTGCACGTATTAAACTTGCATATGAAGCTCTACCTAAGTGGCTTCAACAAGGTATCGAAGAATGGAACAAAGGTAACATCGCTCTAGAGAACGGATGTAACGTTCTTGCTGGCACTACATCTTCGTCTGCTATTCGTGGTAAGTCTGTGAACTTCCTCTATCTAGACGAAGTCGCGTTCATTGAAGGATACGACGAGTTCTTCGCGTCGGTCTATCCTACTATCTCGTCAGGCGAGTCTACAAAGCTTCTAATGACGTCTACGCCAAATGGATTAAACCACTTCTGGAAAACTTGTAAGGGAGCCGAGGAAGGAACTAACGGTTACGAATATGTTAAAGTTATGTGGTATGACGTTCCTGGCAGAGACGAAAAGTGGAGACAAGAAACTATCGAGTCGTTGGATCACGACGAAGAGAAGTTCAATCAAGAATATTGCTGTCAGTTCCTCGGTTCTTCGGGTACTCTTATATCTGGTGCAAAACTAAAGGATCTTGCATACTCAATACCACTATATGCAAACGAAGGTCTTTATCAATACGAAAAACCGATTGGAAATCACATATACATAATGACGGTCGACGTATCGCGTGGTAAGGGTCTTGACTACTCAACGTTTAACGTGATAGACGTAACATCCATGCCTTATAAACAGGTGTGCACCTTTAGAGACAACTATGTCTCTCCGGTTGACTTTGCTGCCGTCATATATAGAGTTGGAACCGCATATAACGGTGCTCTATGTCTTACTGAGATTAATGACATTGGCGCTCAGGTATCTGACACTCTTGTCATGGATTTTGGTTATGAAAATATGTTATACACAGAGAATAATGGCCGTGAAGGAAAGAGAATTTCTAACGGCTTTGGAAAAGTAACCGACACCGGAATTAGAACTACAAAATCTGTAAAATCGGTTGGGTGTTCTATGCTTAAACTTTTAATTGAGCAGGATCAGTTACTCATTAGCGATTTCGAGACAATACAAGAGTTGTCGCGTTTCTCTAAGAAACGCAACTCATACGAAGCAGAACCTGGGGCTCACGACGACTTGGTTATGAACCTTGTTCTTTTTGCATGGTTAACGAGTCAGGGATACTTTAAAGAAGTCACAGATATAAATACACTGAGTAAGCTGAGAGATAAGACAGAAGAACAACTCAACGACGATCTTCTTCCGTTCGGCTTTATTGACATCGGTGATGAACTGCAAACTTCTCAGTGGAACCCAGTGAAGAGTTGGATGTAAATCATTGTTTTTATAAATAGACTAAGAACCTGATTGAAACATCTAATCACACAAAGGAGAAAAATATGGTTTTTTCTGTAAGTCCATCTGTCATAGTTAGAGAAGTGGACGCCACCGCAGTAATTCCAGCAGTTGCGACTCCTCCTGCCGCAATCGCTGGTGTATTTCGCTGGGGTCCAACTAACGAACGCATCTTAGTTACATCAGAAGACGAGCTTGCTGCTCGTTTTGGAAAACCTTTCGCAAACACAACGTGGCAGAACCACGAAACATTTTTTGCCGCAGCTGACTTCCTATCATATTCGAACGCGCTCTATGTGACTCGCGTATCTTCGGTGTCAGCGGCCACAGCAACTGATACTTACTTCTCCGCGAAACACGCCGGCGAAATTGGTAACAGCATTGAAGTTGCTATTACTTCATCAGCTTCTTTTTCTGACGTGCTTGCAGAAGTTGGCGACGCAACTGGTACATTTGCGTTTAATTCGAACTCATTAAATCTATCACTCAATCTTGCAATTACGACAGCTCCACAAATAAATGACATCATTCGTGTTGGTAATCCTACGATAGGTTATCAAGATCTCGTCGTGTCTAACTATGTGGACAACGCCGCGAATAGCGCTCCATTTACTTACGATATAAGTTTTGAAAACAGATATACTCTAGCTGAAACTGATATGGAAGAACTTAGCTTTGAAAGAAGATGGGGATATTCTAATCAAGTAAGCGCGGCACCTGCAAACAACACTCTTGTTCATATCGCAGTTGTTGATAGGCTAGGCGGGTTTAGCGGTACCGTAGGATCTATTCTTGAACTATACGAGAACGTATCAATTTCTCCATCCGCAAAACTTCCAGACGGAACTACAAACTACTACGTTGACATATTGGCAAACCGTTCCGCATATATCAAAGCAATTGGGACCGATGCTGCACTAGGTGATAACATCCCATCCGCTGCGCTCACAGGAACGTTTGCATCTCCAATATATGAAGAATTCGCTGGCGGTAATGACGGCGATGGAGAAGCAGCAATTTCTCTTGGAAGAATTAGCCAAGGTTATGATCTTTACAAGGATCCTAATGAAGTTGATATCTCCGCACTTATAACAGGTAAGTCAACAAGTTCTAACCTTGCAAACTATCTAACGCAGAACATAGCAGAGTCACGTAAAGACTGTGTCGTGTATGCATCTCCAACCTATGCCAACGTCGTAACTCCTGCCAATCCAACGGATAAGATGAATAACGCTATTACATTTAGAAATAGCTGCACATCGTCATCCTATCTTGTGATTGATACTGGATATAAGTATCGTTACGACAAGTATAACGATACATACCGCTGGGTTCCGCTTAACGGTGACATCGCAGGTCTTTCAGCACGTATAGAATCTTGGGAATCTCCAGCAGGATACAAACGTGGTGTTATCAAGAATGTTGTAAAGCTTGCGTTCAATCCAAATAAAGCACAGAGAGATCAGCTATACGGAAACGACATCAATCCAGTTATTTCTCAGGTTGGCCAAGGTGTTCTTCTATTCGGTGATAAGACTGCTCTTGGAACTGCAACAGGAAGCGCATTCACTCGCATCAACGTTCGTAGACTCTTTATCACCGTTGAGAAAGCAATCGCAACTGTGGCTGCTTCGTTCCTCTTTGACTTCAACGACGAATTCACTCAGACTCAGTTTAAAAACTTGGTCGAGCCATTCCTTCGTGACATTCAAGGAAGAAGAGGTATCATAGACTTTAGAGTCGTCTCTGATGCTACAGTAAATACACCAGACGTAATCGACCGTAACATCTTTAGAGGCAACATCTTCATTAAGCCAGCGCGTTCAATCAACGTTATCGAGCTTACATTTGTTGCAACTAGAACTGGTGTAGAATTCGATGAAATCGTTGGTCAGCCACTCTAATAAATAAAGAAAAAGGAGTATAAACATGGCCTTCAATATAAACGAATTCAAATCACAACTAGTAGGAGGAGGAGCGAGACCATCGCTCTTCCAAGTCCAAATTACAAACCCAATCAATGCTATCGCTGACTTTAAAGTTCCTTTCATGGTAAGAGCAGCTGCTCTTCCTGAATCTAACGTAGGATCGTATCAGATACCATACTTTGGCCGTTTCATAAAGTATGCAGGTGACAGAACATTCGCAGACTGGACAGTATCCATCATTAACGACGAAGACTTCCTTATTCGCAATGCAATGGAAGCTTGGTCGAACGCGATTAACTCTCACGACTCAAATTCGAGAGCTCTTCCGCAGACATATAAGTCAAACGCGATCATAACACAGTACAGCAAAGATGGTAGACCTCTTCGTACATACGTGTTCGAAGGAATATATCCTATTGCCATCGGAGCGATACCAATGGCGTGGGAATCAACCGACCAGATTGAAAACTTTGATGTTACTTTCCAGTACGACATGTGGAGAGTTGAGGGCGCTACTGGCATTTCAACTACTTAATTATAGGATGTAAAATTTGCGTATCTTTGGCTTTGAGATAAAGAGAGACATCGGCGGTGCCGAAGAAGAAAAAGCTGTCTCCTTTGTAGAACCTAATAACGACGAAGGTGCGATCACCATAGGAAACTCTTTAGGAGGATCCTATGGTATCGCCATCAACATGGAAGGCGACGCCAAAACAGAAGGCGAACTCGTCACCAAGTATCGTGGAATGATGATGCAGCCAGAGATAGGTCAGGCAGTTGATGAGGTAGTTAACGAGGCGATCAATATTGATACGCACGAAAACGCTGTAGAGGTAGTTCTAGACGACACTGAACTTCCTGATAAAGTAAAGGATCGAATCGTCGAAGAGTTTGAAGAAGTACTTCGTCTTCTTGACTTTTCGAACTATGGGTACGATATCTTTCAGAAGTTCTACGTAGACGGTCGTCTTAACTATCATATCATTATCGATAATGAAAACATTAAAGACGGTATTAAAGAAATACGATACATCGATCCTCGCAAACTTCGTCTCGTAAAAGAAATGGACGAGAAGGCGAAAGATCCACATTCAGGTATTCCTCTTAAAAAGATTAAGAAAGAGTACTATCTCTATTCAGATGCTGGCTTTGGTTCGAAGTCAGTTTCAAACAACATTCATTCTGGGCAAACGGTACAAGGCTATCGCATTGCGAAGGATTCCGTTGCTAGAGTAACGTCAGGACTAATGAATGAAACGAACTCATTGGTCCTATCGTATCTTCATCCTGCGATCAAACCGTTAAACCAACTTCGTATGCTAGAAGATGCTACGGTTATCTATACGATCACCCGTGCTCCAGAAAGAAGAATATTCTATATCGACGTAGGACAACTTCCTAAAGCAAAGGCCGAGCAGTACCTACACGATATGATGACTCGTCATAAGAATAAACTTCAGTATGACTCTGATAGCGGCGACATTACAGACGGTCGCAAGTTTATGACTATGACTGAAGACTTTTGGTTTCCTCGTAGAGGTGGCGAGAGATCAACTGAAGTTGATATTCTTGCGGGAGGAAGCGCACAGGCTCTTAGCCAAGATGAAAACCTTCAGTACTTCCAAAGAAAACTGTATAAGTCTCTAAAGGTTCCGATATCTCGTCTAGAACCAGAAACTATGTATAGCTTTGGAAGAGTCTCAGAAACTACACGTGACGAACTCAAGTTTGGCAAATTCATTCGCCGTCTAAGAGCTCGTTTCTCTGGTCTATTTGATCTTCTTCTAGAAAAGCAACTCATACTTAAAGGTATCCTAGATCCTGAAGAATGGGCTGAAGTTAAAGATAAGATCCGCTATGACTTTATGAAGGACAACTACTTTGAGGAACTCAAGCAGACTGAAATTCTTCGTGAAAAAGTCAATATGCTAAAGGATATAGAAGAGCAGATCGGTAAGTATTACTCTCGTGAGTGGGTCGTTAAGAATGTTCTGTTCATGACTGACGACGAAATGAGAGAGATGCAGAAACAGATGGATAAAGAGAAAGCAGCTGGTCTATACGATATAGAAATGCCTGGCGATCAACCACCTGACCAAGATCAACAGCCTCCTGCAGATCAACAGCAGCCTCCACAGGACGATCTAGAGGCAGAAGAATCATTAAAAGTTATAAATAACAGAATAAAACCATTCAAAAGAGGGCTCAACAAATGAAGACTCTACGTCAGATAATATCAGAGGTCGCGCAGCCAAAGGCCGGTGACGAGAAAGATTTCAAAGATAAACATATCATTGATAAGGTAGATCATCCTGTTGCCCCTGATCACGCGTTTACTGGAAATACAAAAAAGGCGCCTAAGCGCAGAGCAGACTACGATAAGGGCGAAGATGAGACTGTCTACGAAGGTAGCTTTGATGTTCCTACCGCTGAAGGTGGTGAGCACGATACCGAGGACAGCCATGTAAAGTATAAGAAGGGAAATAAGCCTTCTAAATCTGTTAACGAAGCAGTGTTTGTAATTCCTGAAGAAATCCTTGCAACTGAAAAGAATGCGTTCCACACCGCTGCTGCAAACGCTCACAAGTCAGGTGCAAAGCACTTTGCCTTTGGTGGCAAGAAGTATCCAGTCACGATGTCGAAGGATGCTGCTAGCACATTCGCTGGTAAGGGTTCCATGAAGAAGGAAGCAATGGATCCGGTCGGCAAAGAAGATGGTGACATTGATAACGACGGTGATAAGGATAAATCAGATAAGTATCTTCACAATCGTCGTAAAGCGATTGGCAAAGCTATTCGTAAAGAAGAAGTTGAACTCGACGAAGCAACCTTCTCTATGGATATCGATGGCAATTATAAGAAAAACGCCGCCTCAGGTGCGTTAAATGCAGGTCTTAAGATTAATTTTAAGCAGCACGGCGGTGCCACAGAAATGATTCTTATGGGTGATAAAGATAAGATTACAAAATTCTTAAAAGCTCGTAAGGTTCCATCTGCAGAAATAAACAACGGTTTTGTAAAAGAAGAAGCCGAAGAACTCGATGAGATCTCTCGCGACCTTGCTCGTAGATATATTCGTAAAGTTGCTGACAAAACCAACACAGGCGAATTAAGCACTAAGGAAGTCATGAAGCGTAGACCTGGTGTAAATCTTGCTGGCAAAAAAGCATACCCTGGGGTTGCTGGTGAACCAAAGGTTCGCGCTACCGAGAGTGTAGAACAGATTGACGAACTAGATAAAAAGACTCTTGGTTCATATATCAAGAAAGCTAATTTAAGCGCTATGGATCAGGCTAGAAAGTCTGGTGAATACAATAACCCAGATCAACCAAAGCATTTCAGTAAAGCTATGGACAGAATGCGCGGTATTAAAAAGGCAACTGATAAACTCGTTGCTAAAGAAGAAGCAGATCTTGATGAAGCAATGACTAATGATCACTGGGTACATATCAAACATGCTGGGTCATTTGCAAGCCCTAAAAAAGATACAATTGTAGGTTATAGCAAACCGTCAAAGAACGCGCCGAAACTTAAAGATGGTGCAAATGGCGCGCTGCGTGTCAGTGTTGCAAAAGAAAAAGGCTATATTATCGAAGAAGTTGAAGAACTTGATGAACTCAAGAAATCAACTCTTGGTTCTTATGTGAAGAAAGCTTCAGGTAATATGGCTGGAAATGCTGCAGTTGCTGCTGCACAAGCTTCTTCTTCCATGGGGAAATCATCCTCAGAAACTAAGCGTAACATTACCAATCGCATGAAAGGTATTGCAAGAGCAACAGATAAGCTTACTAAGGAAGAAGTCGAACTTGACGAAGCTTACAAGATTGGCGCGATGAAGCTCAAAGATGGTTCTTCAGTAACTCTTAGTCGTGAAGATGTTGATGCACTAAATGGCTTGTCTAAACTTCTTAATAGCGCTAATCAATCCAAAATGCAGGATCAAGTGTCATCTAGTAAAAAAGAATTTAATCAAATCCTAGCATTTGCAAAGGAAGCGGTGCAGCATGGTTGATATTATCCTCAAGCCAACTGGTACTCAGGTAAATATTTCTACCGCGAATACCGTTCATAACTCAACGTTGGTGCGGGTTTACGCACCAACTGAAGCTCTTGTTACCTATTCTGATTCTGCTGATACCGTAATTGGAACCATCACAATTCCTGCTGGATTTGTTGAAATTATGGAGAAACTCCGTACGGATAAACTCTCGGCGAACACAACAGTCTGGGCTACTCCATTGGCTTATAAATAAAGAAAAAGGAGATCAATATGGCCTTACTTATTAAAGATATCGTCGAAGAGGTTCAGTATATTACTGAAGCCACCGAAAAGGGTGAAAAGAATTATTACATCGAAGGTATCATCATGCAAGGTGATATCAAGAATCGTAATGGTCGTATTTACCCATCAAATGTTTTAATGCGTGAAATGAATCGTTATAACGAAAATTACGTTTCAAAGAATCGTGCGTTTGGTGAACTTGGTCACCCACAGGGGCCAACTATTAACCTCGACAGAGTTTCACACCTATTTACA